ATACAATACCGTAGTTAATAAACCCAGGAGTCATTAAGATTTCCATCTTACCCATAAGTGTATGGTTTTCCCACCATGTTTCGGTAATGTTGTGTGATATTCTATCTCCTGCGATAACGCTAGATTCTGGGTGGTCTAATTCACCTACAGCTCTACGCTCACGGATTGCTTGTTGATAAAGTTTATCTTGACTTTTAAGGATTTGTTCTGGGTAGATTCTACCATTACGATTAAGTATACCGTATTTTTGTAGTACCACATAAACGATAAGTGGTTCAACGATAGCAAGTCTGTTACCGCTATCTAATTTTTTTATCTCGTTAATAAAAGGTTGGTTTCTAGGTTCGTCAGGTGAAATGAATCCAGCATCATGCTCGATTAGAAAACCATAACCAACTTGTCCTCTTTTTAATAATTTTATATCTTTATCCATAGTATTGTTTATAGATATAAATATGTTAATAAAATTAAAAAACCCCCAATCATTTGATTAGGGGTTTAGATTTATATTTTTTTCTTGTAAAATTTAAAACTTTTGTTGTTATCGAAACAGGAATTTATTAATTTTTCAGTTACTGTATCTAACTTTTCTTTCATGCTTTCCGAATTAACTGGTGTTTCAGAGTTTAAAAAAAGTGTGATTTCACAATTGGTAAAGCTTCTTTTGCCATATCTTATTCCAGATTCTCGAATATCCAAATCAACAATAGTATTATTTTTTTTAATTTCGTTTTCTGTTTTGGTGTCAAAGATATTAAATAATGTTTGTCTAATTTTTTTATTTATATCTTTAATGACTCGACTATAAGAAATCGTTTCGTTATCTTGGGGTTCAGCCCATGCTGAGATGTTAATATAAACTGCTTTTGAGTGTTTATTATCAACGCTTCCATAAACTATGTTATAGTTTTTAAAGCTAGTTACTTTTACTTCTTTTCCGTTTTTCATATTTGTATAATTTCTTGATGATTATATACAAATATAAACAATTTTTACCAAGAAGTCAAGCCTGGTATTAGTGACCTATCTTAGACCAAACACTAATGATGATACCAATAACTATTTGAACAAAAGTAACAATAGCTACACCAGCAGCCAACATAGTTTTTTGTTTATATATTTCGTCTTTAGCTTCTTTCATTTGAGTAGGTGACCAAACATCGTTAACTTTTTCAATCCATGCACTATTACTACCTACATTTTTTTCGATAGTTTTTACTTCACCTAGTTTTAAATTAATCTCTTGAAAACGTTGGTCAAAGTCAGCACGCATTTTTTCATGGTTATCATTAAGACGCTCCAATTCTTTAAGAACTAGTTTACCATATTCTCCCCAACCTTCTTTTTCTTCTGCCATTTTATTTTAATTTAATTTTTGTAATAATTTTGTTATATTTGCACACATTTTTTCATAACATTTAACTTTTTCTTTAGGTGTTTTTTCTTGGGTAACTTCGGCTTTCCCAGATTCAACTACTTTTGTAACTTCAACAATTATTTCTTTGTAATCATCCGTAGGGGTTGTTTCACATAATTTGGCTGATAGTCTTCTTAATTCTAAAATATTATCACTAGGTGTAGTATTCATGGGATTTGTTTTTTTTAATTACTCGTTATTTTTTAGACTAGTCTTTAAATCTACTAATTTAGAGATATTCTTAAAAAAGTTTTCATTAATTTCGATTGTATCGTTTAATAATTTCTCTTTAACTTGTAATAATTTGTCTTTTGCATTTAAATCAGCTTCTTTAAGGTTTTCATTGATTAAATCAATACACTCTTTAAGTGTTTTTTTGTAAACCTCTTGCTTTTGGTCATCAGTAGACTCTATTAAAACTTTAAGTATTTCTTTCTCATTTTCATCCAGAGTAGAATATCTTTCATTGTATTTTTCAACCATGATAGTTGATAACATACTGTTAGGTAATTCAATTGCTTCTTTAACAAGTTTTAATTTGTTATTTTTCATATGAATTAGTATTTTAGAAGTTGCTTCAACAATAGCATCTATATTTTTAGAAGTTTTTTTCAAGAATATTAACTCACTTAAGTTTTCGTGTAATTCTTGTTTTTCATATGAATCATTTTCTATTGAAATAAAATTAGCTAATTTTTGGTTAGCTTCTAATAAATCTTTTTTTGAGAATTTATTTAACAGAGCAATATTTTCTTGCAAAAATAAATTAGCTTTTAATTCATTCTCTTCAATTTTATTTTCTATATTGTTGTATACCAAAAACTGAGTTTTTAGTGCTTCGTTTTCTCTAATGGTTTTAATGTATGTTTTAAAAAGATTTTTGTTGGATTCTTTATCTCCAGTGAAACTTTCTACCAATACTCCATTAAATGCGTTTTTTATTTTTCCGAAATTTTGCATGTTTTAGCGTTTAAATATAAATATCGTTATATTAGACAAAAATTGATTATTCATCTAATATTTTATCGATACCTTTTATCATGTTAGATATATCTTCATTTATCTTAACATTCTTGTCATAAAGTTTTATCTTTTCATCAATTACTTCTTCATTAGGCCTCATTGATTCAACTAATCTATTAAAATAGATATCTTGGTATTTTTTGGTTCTACGTTCTAATTTTTTACCTAAGATGTGTTTTTCTTCTTTTAATAATTCACCAATTCTATTAACTTTTTCAGCAACTGTTTCTGGAGTTTCTGTGGCTGCCGCACCTGCTTCAGCACCTACCTCTGGGGTAGCACCTGCCTCCGCTTCACCACCTTCCGCTGGAGTTTCTTCACCTGCTGTTTCATCACCAAAGTCTAAATCTTCACCACCGACACTTCCACCACCGAAGCCACCGCCACCGCCTCCAATAGCACCACCACCTCCAGCTTCACCGCCTTCAGCTCCTTCTCCAGCACCACCACCACCTTTAAGGGCAGCATCGAAGTCACCGTAAAGTCTATCAACATTATCAAACATACCCGTATGTTTAATTACATTGGCTGTGTTAGCTATTTCAGCAGCTGCAGCTTTTTCCATACGTTGTTCTAGTAAATCTTGTTTGATTTCATCATCAGACCATCCTAGGATTTCTCTGTGAGCTCTTGTCATAGACATTGTTGCAAATCCATTACCTAAATCTTGTGTAGCTGCTTGGAACAATGTAACTTTAAGTTGAGTTTGTTCTACTTTAAGCATTTCACCTTGTGTAGATGGGTTATTAAGTGTAAGACTAAAATTATCTAAATCATCTTCAAATCCTAGGATGTATAAATGAATGATAGCAATTTTATTAAGTTCTTGAATCATTGATTGTTGAATACGATTGATAGTTCTAGAAAAACGAATATCTTGTATTGCTAAGTTTTTACCGTCACCAGTAGCTTCCTCAAAACCTAAGAAAGGTTTTGGTACACGCAATGCAGTAAATAAGTTTCTTTGTAAGTATTCAATATCTGCAATTTGGTCTAGGTTACTTGCACCAGGCAATACATCAATTGGGTTTGGAGCATCTTCAGTTCTAACTGGGATAAAGAAATCTTGGTCATTAGACATCATATTGTATCTAAGGTCAATTTGTCCAGTTTGTGGGTCAGTAATAGGCATACGCTTAAATCTGTCCGCAATTTGGTTTACGTATTGTTCTACATCGGCATCATCAATATTACCGACAAATATTTTATATACTCTACGCTCTGGTGCTCTAGTAACACGATACACAAGCATTGAATCTTCAGAAAGAATAAGTTGTTTCCAAATACGTCTAGCTTTCTCTAATACTGAGGTACCATAAGGTAAACGTCTATCATCACCTAAAAGTCTAAAGTGAGCTATTTGCCATGAATTAAATTCAATGTCTCTACCTCTCCAGAAAAACTTAACTTTATCACCAGCGGATTGTTCTTCACTATTAGATAATTCTCTACCTGATATCATATCAAATAAACCAGTTTCTCTACGTTCCATTTCATAGTTAGGCATTTGTTTACCACCCATAACACCATGTTTCTCATCAATGTTTAAATAAACAAAGTTATCACCGTATTTACATGTGTTTCTAGTAAACATTGGTAATGCTGTATGTAAATCAAGTCTGTTAAAGAATAAATCTTCTAAGATACTTTTAACACGTTTACTATCTGAATAAACATTCATCATTTTACCCTTATCATTAAGAGTTGTTGATTCTTCCATCATTACATCCAAAGCGGCTGCAATTGTTGGATAAAACTCCATTGCTTCAAAATCTGAATAGGAACCAATACGAGTTGTTTCATAATTCATTGATTGTTGGAATAAACCACTTTCAACCTTTTTCCAAACTTGTCCTAAATACTTGCTTTGTTGAGCTTGTAATTTAGCTTGTTCAAATTCAGCTTTGTTATCAGTTTTTAATAACTCACCTTTTCCAATATTATATTTTTGAGTTTGTTGGGTTTGTTTTTTTGCGGCAGCATCTGGACCTAGGATTTGTCCTAGTCTTTGAAATACCGTTAAATTTTTATTTGTTGCCATATTTTTTATTTTAATTATAATGTATTTATTTGAAAATTAAATAGTTTTCTATTTAGAACCACTAAATAACCACATGTATTTACCTGTTGGGTCTTGCATATTTTTAGCCACTACAGGATTAAATTTAGGTGTTTTATTTGCTACAACATTTCTATTACCAGCAGATACAAAACCATCACCAGCAATAGGTGCCATTGCATTTTCTGAAGCTCCGTTAGTAACCCAACTACTTAACATAGCTTTGGTTTGTTTTTCTAACTTTTCTAAATTTTTAAATGAATGTTCAATCACCCATAAAGCCATACCGATAGCCATAAGTAAATCATCATGATATCCTTCCATGTGGTCAGGACGACCATTTTTAAAAATGAATGTTTTCATTTCAGATACCATTCTACTTGAACGTATTTTGATACCATTTGTTCTAATTTGATATTCAAGGTTTGAAATCATTGGTACACGAACACTAGTTGCGTGAAAACCTGGAATTTTATCTACCTTGCCATGTGATGATAATTCTCTTTGTCTAGCAGAAAGTATTTTACCATTGGCATTATCGTAGTGAAGTCTTTTATATTGAAATTCAAGTAATTTTAACACTGTTGATACACCCATACCACCAGTTACATCGACTACAGTATAAGCTTTGTATAAATCACCGTATTGTTCTACGATTTGAGCTAGTAAATCAGGTTGAATCTTACCTTGGTATTCCATAACCTGTTCCATCGTTGTAACGTCAACTACAACGATTGTAGAAGCATCCTCACCATCACCTCTAGATACATCGACACCCATAACATATTGGTGACCTTCTTCAGGTGCAGCCCATATCCACGTCTCATGTTCTAAACCTTCAACAAATAATGGTTCTTTAACATTATTTTTTTCTTGGTATTCGATAAATTCTTCGTTAATTACATTACCCCCAGAACCGATAAACGATACATCAAGCTCTTGAGCAATCATCTTAGCATCGTTGTTCATACCCATACACATTTGTTCATACCATGTTGAACTTGGTTTCCAACCATCATCAAGCATTTTTTTGTATGATTCGAATGTAAATATTACTTCTTTTTCAACCAAATCATCTTTATACCATCTAAGGTCTTTATTGTAACGCAAGTCTTCATACCATTTCATTTCAACAACATTAAAGTTATTCTTTTTGGTTCTAGCTTGGTCATATGTTTTGTAGTATAATGAATCCATACCATTTGGAGTAGAAATAAGTGTTGCTCTACCCCCAGTACCTAATGCAGTTAATGCAGCACCAAATACTTCAGCACCATTATCAATGTAAGCAGCCTCATCCATGATAAGGAATGTAGGTGTAAATCCACGAAGTGCATCTTTAGATGTTGCAACCGCTTTAACACGACTACCGTTAGGTAATTTAATTTCTTTTTTAGAATCTGTAAGGAATATTGATTTTGATTCCTTTTTTTCATTTCCGTAGTAGTCATCACCCCAAACCCATCTAGGTAGTTGTGAAAGGAAATCTTTAATCTTGGCTAAGAATTCAAATGCTAGTTCTTGCTTGTTGGCAATGATTAGAATGTTCTCAGGGTTTTCAGCATCGGCCCACCCAACTTTAACAGCCATATAAGCGGCAGTTGTAGTAGATACACCAGCTTGTCTAGGTTTTGTTACTAGATTAAATCTATGTGCTTCATAAGCACGAATGATTTCTCTTTGTCTAGGAAACAACTGAAAAGGTACAAAACCTTCTTGAGTTTTATCAAAAGTTTCCAAATATGTTTCAATAACATACATTGGGTTAACTAACCCTTTTGTATATTCTTTAAGTATTTCATGTGATGTTAACATATAGTTTTTTCTATATAAATATATGATAACAAGGGAAAACGCCATATATCAAAAAGAAAGAGGCCTGTATTAGGCCTCTTTCATATTTTTAACTAAATAAATCTTCTACATCAAATCCATCTTCTGAATCATCATCAACATCAGAATCACCCATTAAATCATTCCAATCATAACCGTCAATTTTATCATTCATATCTTCATCATTCTTAGCTATTGTTTCATCAAAATCATCTCTTTGCATATCTAATTTGATATCATGTAATAAATCTTTTACAATTTTTTTACCTTCTTTTGTTCCAGCCATAATTTCTTTCATTTTAGAATTAAATTCTTTTGGTGGCAATACAACTAAATCACTCCAAACATGATGCTTTAAATGAAAATCTTCAGGTTCAAAAACACCAGTAAATCTAGACCATAATGCTGGGCCTATTCTCATATCCCATGGTTCTGCTGATAAATAATCAGCTTTATCAATTACGAATTGACCCATTTTCTTTTTAGGTAAACCTTTTGCTGATAATATTTCCATAACACCTTTAACCAACTCATGAATAAGAACTGGGAAAACCATTGCTTGTGCAATTATTTTAACCTTAGGATTATCTTTGGTTGGGAATTCTACTCTAACAACACCACCGTTCACACCATTTTCCATATCTGGAACGACATAATACATATAATCCGCATTGGACATCATTTTAGAATACATGTTGTTTAATTTAGGGTCCATTTCAGCTAATTCGTCATGTACCATATGAAACATGTGATTACATTTTTTTGAAGCACCTTGAATCATTGCATTTACAAATCTTCTTTTATAAACCTCATCTTTACTTTGAACTATTTCATCATGGTTTTTAAATTCCATTTCACTTCTTACTGGTTTTGCATTTTTCTTTGTCCCTTCTATATCAATATTTGGTTTTAATGTTGCCTCTATTTCAACAACACTTTCATCCATATCGAATTCTTCACGAATAATCTTAACAGCAAGGTCTTCCAATTCTTTTCTGTGCTCTTCTTCCAATAACATTGTTGTTTTAACCAATGGAAATAATTCAAGCATAGCTCTACCTTTATCAATTGAATCAGTACTATGTGCTGTTTTGTAACGTTTAACCACTTCATTGAATCTATCACCCATAATCTTTTGTTCAAAAGAAGTTTCATCACCCTCTGGAAATATTGGGTGTTTACCCAACGAAGTTTCTTGGTTAACCAATTCTTTTTCTAATCTAGGGTGCATTCTTTCTTCTAAACCTTCAGGATAGACCAAACTTTCATTTAAAGTTTTTGGTGTTTTTCCTTTTAATAGATTTGCTTTTTTTAGTGCTTCTTCAGCTATTTTTTTATAATCTGCCATTATTTTATATCTTTTACTTTTAGTGTTTTTATTACTTTTGGTTTTGATAAGCTTTCAGTTAATTCAGCTTTTGTCATAATTTTTTTTTCACTTACTGGTGCTAATTGATTATCTGCAGGAAGTGGTGTAGTACCAGGAGCCGCAGGTGTAGCTGGAGCTCCTGTTGTAGGTTTAGTTTTAGCTAAATCTTTTAAACCGTTTATTAAATTAGGTAACCCTTGTCTTGGAACACCAATCAATTCAGAAAATGCTGCAATAACCTCTCTTTTAGCAACAGGTGTTTTAATGGTATCAATTATATTTGATGGGATTCTTTTAGCTATCATTGTCATAAGTTTTTGAGCTTTTTGGTTCATTTCTTCATCGCTTTCTTCACCAGTAGGTGCCACTTCCATTAAATTCATTTCTGATTCTCTTTTACCACCAAATACTCTATTTTCAAAGAATTTTCTAAATTCTTTAATTGGCATATATTTTTCATCTTCAGCCATTACAGCAGCGGCCAATTCAACAATGTTTTTAAATTTTCTGAATTTACCAGTTTTTTCATTAACTAAATAATGTTTAAATTCAGAAAGGTTTAATGATTCTTGTTCTTTTTTAGGTTGAATCTTAACTTCTTTTTGAACTTCAAAATCATTACCTAACATCGCTTCATGTTGTAACATTGATTCCTTTTCCATCATAGGTTGTACAATAGTTTTTTCAAAATGTTCAATCGGGTGAATAAGGTTATTACCAGCATCATCTGTTTCATCATGACAAAATACAGCCATAACAATTTCTTTAGAAGGTGTTATACCTCTTACCATTTGATATTTTTGAGCACCAATTGTAAAAGGTTGTGAAACCTTACCAGTTTTACTATCTCTAACGTTAGAAAGATATTTTATAGTTGCATCATCTTGAGGTGTGATTACAGCCTCAGGTTCAACCATTTCATCTTCTTCCATCATACTACCTGAAGTAGTAGTTGGTTTATCTCCAGTAATTGTTACTGATGTATCAGAAGGGATTTTACCATGAACTTTGTTATAAGTTTCAGCATCCATTGATACCCTTTTTGATACTTCATCTATTTTATTTGTTTTCATCTGCGGTTTGTTTTGTATATTTCAATATTAGGTCTTTTTCATATAACGCATCTTCAATTTCTTTCAATGGGTCACCGAAGTGGAAATGAAGTCTTGATTCTGGATATGTATCGTAATCATTAATGTTTTCATAGGCCAACGCAATAATCCCGTCAACAGCATCCCATACAGCAAGTGTATCGCTATCTTGAATCAATTCAAATATTATTTCAGTTTCAAGCACACCAACTTTTTTAATAAAATTTGAATGTGGTGGTTCTGGCCTTCCAGATGCTGGATATGTATCCCAGTTATCACCATCAACATTTTTTATTGTGTCTGAAAAGATAAATTCATATAAGAAATTACCTTTATGGTTCATACCAATCTTATTTATATAAACTAAAAAATAATCATTCATTATATATTCGCTTTTGGGTCTACTTGAGGGATAGTATCTGGTTCGATAGTAAATGGTCTATTTCTTCTGCTTGGAGCTGGCTCTGCAGGTTTTGTTGTTGGTTTAACAATTGGTTCTACTAATGGTTCTGACATAGCTTCTTGATTAAAGGTTTCGTGTAATTTTAATTTTAACATCTTTTTATCAAATATACTACTTTTTTCAATAGCAGTCAAGTTTTCAGTTGTTAATTTTTTATCATCATCATCTTCAGCAACCATTTTTGATACAGGTGTTTTAGACCACATTTTACATGACCAATACTTAGGTGTTGTTCTATCTTTGGCTTGTGAACATTTATGTCTAGCTCTAAAAGATTTTCTTCTTTTTGGATTATCTCTTTTGATTTCCATATTAGGGTCACCAAAATTAACTTTGACTACATTACCTTTTTTATTTTTAACATAAACCTTAAATTTCTTAACATCACCTTTTGTTGGTTTACCTAATTTTTTACCATCGTATTTTCCCTCATACATAGCAACATCTTCTACGTTACCATATTCATCTTCATATCCACCTTCAGTATCACCATCATAAGCATCTAATGTATTTGCTAAGAAATGATAAACTTCTTCAATATCATCGTTGGATGTGGCAATATGGTCTAAAGCCCAACCATGTCCGTTTGATAGAATTCTATCAACCATGTTTCTATCCATTTCTAATAATTCACCAGAAGCATGTGCTATAGTTTTAAGGCTAGACCAAAACATATAATTATTTGATTCACCCATATCACCTTCCATCATGTTACCACCTTCTAAATTACCTTCCAAGAAATGATAAACTTCTTCAATATCGTCTTTAGATGTAACAACATGCTCAAAAGCCCATTGATGACCATCAGCTATCAGACTATCAACTTCAGAAGGGTCCATTTGCAACATTTCTGTTACATCATCATGAATACCTTTAAGGCTTAACCAAAACATATAATTGTTTGATTCACCTTCTTCTTCGGTTAATTTATCCCATTGTTTTTTATCTGGATAATCTTCATCTCCTGGTTTTGCTGGTGATTCACCTCTTTCTTTTTTAGCATGAATATTAGCCCATAACCCTTTTAATTCTTCTTTTATTGGAACACAATTAGGTACTTCTTTCCCATTTTTCTTTTTCATACCAATTTGTTCATATCCAGACCAACATGGTTTAGTTTCGTCTAAAACATCATTAGAACCTCGTTGAAACATATTATTTTTTTTAGGTTGTTCTAAGAAAATACTTTCTTCTTCAAACAAAATATTTTCTTCCATACCATCTTCAGAATCGCCACCAAAGTCATCTCCACCCCCATCATTGTTATCATCTCCGCTATTTGCATCGTTGCTATCGTCATCCATATCAGGATTTTCTGAATCATTTTCACCAGCTGTATTAATTTTTTTGATTATGTCGTTTTTATCTTCTTCATCCATTTCAGAAGTATGGGTTGCTGAAATTAATGAATTAATTGCAAATTTTTCTAATTCAAAGTCAGGTTGACCTTGTTTTTCTGTATAGTCTCTTAATGATTGACCAATTTTTCCGCTAAGTTTTTCTATGAATTTTTTAGGGTCTGATTCTTCATCAACATCAATGCCAGCATCAAAAGGCTCCTTGTCAAATGGTTTATCATCTGCAGGTGCTTCTGGCATTTCTGGTGTTGGTTCTGTTGGGGTTTCACCACCGAAATTTAAGTCTTCAGTTGGTGCTTCTGCTTCAGGGGCCATAGGCGGCATAGCAGGTTCAGCTGGAGCATTGCCTGCAGGTGCAGGCAGCTTCAACTTATATTTTTTTTCCTCAGTTATTGTTGAGTTTTGACTTTTTTTTTTTGGTCTGAAAGACCATCAATAAGAGCATCCATTTGGTTAATAGCTCTATTGATTGATAATTTACCTTCGTAAAGTTCATTTTCTGAATATCTATTATCTAAATAGTTTCTAGCTTTATCAGCACCAGTAGAAATCATTTGAATAACTTTACGTTTAATATCACTACCAGCATCTTTAAGAAATTGCATAAAATCAGCAGCTGTCATATTATCAATCATATCAAATAATTCATCATCAGACATTGGTTTTTGACCCATATCTTCTTCTTCATCCATACCTCTTAATATCTTGAAATCTTGACCATCTATTTCACCGTTATGGTTCATATCAATTTTATCTTGGTTACCATGTAGTTCTTCTTCCATCCATGATTCTTTTAACATATCATCAACAGCTTGGTGAACTTCATCTAAATCTTCATCTTCTACAATTGGGGCTGGTTTTTCTAATTTGCTACCGTTAATATGGGTACCATAATCTTCTTCGTCTTTTTCGTCTTCTTCATATAAAGCAGAATTACCTTCTAAATTACCTTCACCAGTAAAACCACCACCTTTTGGCATATCAGCAAATCCACCACCAAAACCATTTCCGCTTTCAGATAATAAATTATCATCTAAAAATGTATTGATTTTTTCATCTGAATTAAATGCTTCAGAAAGGCTATTAAATCTTAAATTTAAGTGTTTGATAGCTTTAGCATATGAAGGATAAGCTTGTTCTTTTTTGTTTTGTAAACCACCAATGTATTTAAAATCTTCAGCAACCAATCCAGATGTTTTAGTTGTTGTTTTAATATAATATTCGTGATTTTCTCTTATGATTGCATAAGCTTTACCATCAGGACCCATTTTAGTCAATTCAACTACAATGTTAGATTTGTTTTCGTTAATTGATGAAATACCCATCAATTCTCTCATACGTTCATTGATTTCTTTTCCTTTAAGACCAACTGGACTAATAATATTTTTATTTTTCATATTTGTTTGTTTTTATTTGTTATGATTTTAACCTAACCTTGGGCTACCTGTGAAAACGTTATTATTTTCACCTAATAGATAACATCCTGTTCCACCACTTACACTTTTAATCCAAATTGGAATATTAGAAGAAGAAGCAACGTTTATTACAACACCATTAATGTTAATAACACAACCAGATGTTCCACCGTAAATCTCAGTATATGTATGTGCTGTAAAAATTGGACTTTGAGCTGGAACTATAATACTATGTATATCGTTTATTCTTGGCATAATTTTTTTGTTTTATTATAAATATTCATAAAAACAAAAAAAGCATCAGTTATTGATGCTTTTATTTATTTATTTATTTTAAATACCATAAACCCAACAAATAATGCTGCAATTATGACCTCTGCTAAGAATTCCCAACCGCTATATTTTAAGACCTTTAAAAAGTTATGGTATTCTTTGTGTGTCATTATGGTTAATTATACCATAATAAATATATGTTAATTTGATAAAGGAGCTTTAATTGTTGGATGTGATTGATAATTTTCTAATATAAAATCAGATAAATCAACTACAGATAGGTTTTCTAAAATAGAACCAAAATGACCTAACTTTAGCGTTGGTAATGGAAATGGTTGTCTAGTACGTTTTGGAATAACACCTAAAGAATCTAACCATTCATTTCTATACTGTAATTTAAGTTCTTCAATTTCATCTTCATGATGAGTTTTAGTTAAACAATCTTCTCTTATTAAAGGATTAAAGATATCTGCTAAAACAAGTCTTTCTTCTAAACTTAATTCTTTCCCAATCTGTTCTTTGGCTTGTTCAATATGGTTTGAATACAAATGAACATCACCAAGATTTCCAATTAATTCATCAGGAACCATATTAACTTCTTTTGCAATTATTTCTAATAACAATCCATAAGAAGCGATGTTAAATGGTAAACCTAAGAATGTATCTACTGAACGTTGATTCCA